ATTGAAATCTGTTACAGCAGCGTCTTCCGACTTTGCTGACTTCCAATCTAGAATCGCTGCTCTATAAGTAAATGGCATCTCCAACCTCAAAATCTGAACTAAAAGAATACTGTCTCCGTAGACTCGGTAAACCAGTATTAGAAATCAACGTGTCTGATGATCAGGTTGATGATAATATAGATTACGCTATACAGAAATTTCAACAGTATCACTATGAAGGTGCTGAACGTGTTTATCTAAAACATAAGTTTACTGCTGCTGAGATCACTGCTGGTAAAGCAAACTCAACAACATTAGCAACAGATGGCACTACCGAATGGTCAGAACAGAATGCATTTGTTCCTGTACCAGAACATATAACATCTATTGAAGGTATCTTTAAATTTACAGACAAAGGTACTAGAAACATGTTTGATATTAGATATCAAATGCGTTTGAATGACTTGTATGATTTTACATCTACACAGTTCTATCATTACTATATGATACAACAACACTTAGAGACTATTGATTTCATACTAGAAGGTATGCATCCAGTAAGATATCAAGCAGTACAAGATAAAGTTTACTTAGACTTTGATTGGTCACAAGATGCACTAGAAGATCAATATATTGTTATCAAATGTTGGAGAGCATTACAACCTGACACATGGACTGAGATATACAATCAGTTGTGGTTAAAGGACTATGCTACTGCAAAGATAAAGAAACAGTGGGGTCAGAATCTTACTAAATTTACTAGCGTTCAAATGCCAGGTGGTGTCACTCTCAACGGAGAGATGATTTATAATGATGCAGTTGAGGAATTAAAGATCCTTGATGAGCAACTTCGCACCACATGGGAAACTCCTCCATTAGACATGATAGGATGATATGGCAACTAACAGTTACTTTACCAACGGTACAACAGGAGAGCAAGATTTACAAGAGTCTCTTGTCACAGAGCAGATTAAAATGTTCGGCAAAGATGTCTACTATATCCCGAGAACTCTTGTTAAAGAAGATAGCGTCTTCGGGGAGGATACCCTCTCTAAGTTTGAAGGAGCACACTTAATTGAAGCGTACATTGAAGATGCTGGTGGTTTTAGGGGCGACGGTGATATTTTCTCTAAGTTTGGAGTCAGAATACAAGACCAGATCACCTTTGTTATATCAAGGTCAAGATTTACAGCAGCAGTAGACGATAATGCAACTTTAATTGTAGAGGGTAGACCTAACGAAGGTGACCTAATACATTTGCCTATGGCAAATAAAACTTTTGAGATACAGTTTGTAGAGCACGAACAACCTTTCTACCAGTTTGGTAAGAACTATGTTTGGGGTTTACGCTGTGAGTTGTTCGAGTACAGCGACGAGGATATCGATACTGGTGTGGCAGCAGTAGATGCATTAGAACAGAACTTTGCCAATGCTATCACAGTTGGTCTAGTTGCTGGTGGATCTGGTGCGTTCACTGCTGGTGAAACTGTAACTGGTGGTACATCTAATGTTACTGCTGAGGTTAAGTCATTTGATAGTTCAACCAATACTTTGATAGTGATTAACAGATCAGGCACCTTCACGGTCCCAGAAACGATCACTGGTGGCACATCTAGTGCATCGTTCACAACTGCATCATATAATACAATAAATAATACTAACTCCGAATTTGATATTAATGCGTCTATTGAGACGACTGCCGATGGTATACTAGACTTTACACAAGGCAATCCATTCGGTGAATTTGGAAATAGTGGAGGTTCTATCTAATGCTTGGTTCATATAATTACAACGGTATAATAAAAAAGACCGTTGTAGGATTCGGTACGTTATTTAATAACATAGAAATCAGACGTACATCTGGTTCTAAGACAGAGGTCATGAAAGTGCCCCTTGCTTATGGACCAAAGGCAAAGTTCTTAGCACGTTTACGTCAGTTAGGTGACTTGACAACACAGGATCAGGTACAGATTACATTACCTAGAATATCATTTGAGATACAAGGTATTAATTATGATCCTACTAGAAAGGTATCACCAACACAATATATCAGACATACATCAGGCACCAAAGAGAACAAAGGATTCATGCCTGTTCCTTACAATATTAATTTTGAGTTAGCAATATTAAGTAAGAACCAAGATGATGCTCTACAAATACTAGAACAGATACTTCCATTCTTCCAACCAAGTTTCAATATTACAATGAATCTTGTACCAGAATTAGGAGAGACAAAAGATTATCCTGTAACACTAACAAGTATTGATTACGGAGACGAGTACGAAGGAGACTACGATACCAGAAGAACGTTAATATATACATTGCAATTCATTGCTAAGACATACATGTACGGTCCAGTAGTTGATAAGTCTGGTGAACTTATTAAGAAAACTATTATCGACTACTCTACTGAGGCAGTTAGAACTGCACCAAGAGAGGTACGTTATGTTGCTACACCTAGATCTCTTGTTGAAAGAGATAACAATGCAGTCACAACTGTATCAGCAGATATAGATGATAATGATGGCATTATAAATGTAACAGACGCATCTGGAATATCATTGAAAGATGACATTCAGATAGATAGTGAGGTAATGCGTGTCACAAAAATTGTTGACAACAAACTATATGTTGCTCGTGCGTTTAATAATTCAACCATAGCAGCACATGTAGCGAGTTCAAATGTATTCATCATAACAAGTGCAGATCATGCATTGTTAGACTCTGATGATGACTTTGGATTCAACGAACTTTATAGTGAGTTTACTGATGGAAAATCAAGAAACCCAACCACAGGAGCAGACGAGTAAGTTTGCTGGTATCGAGGATGCCCTCGATGTCAAGACTGAAATTATGCAGACAGACACTTCTATTAAGAAGGTGGAACCTAGTGCAGATATATCAGATAAACAACAACTTAAAAAAGATTATGAATATACCAGAGGCAACTTGTACACACTAATTGATAAAGGACAAGAAGCAGTAGATGGTATTTTAGAACTTGCACAGGAGTCTGATCAACCAAGAGCATATGAAGTTGCAGGACAACTCATAAAGCATGTTGGTGACGTGGCAGACAAGTTAGTTGATCTACAAAAGAAGGTCAATGAAATAGAAAATCCAGGCAAAGGAAAACAAACAGAAGTCACTAACAATACCATGTTCGTTGGTAGCACTGCTGATCTTGCAAAATTCTTAAAGCAAGAAAAGGATAAATAACATAGTAGGAGAATTTTTACCCAATGTCAGTATTAAATGTAATTGACACCCAAACAGTATCAGGAAGTGGCACAAGCTATATCGTGGTAAAAAGTGGTGTGCTTAGATGCTATGCAGCATCCGCGTCAACGTTAGCGATAGACGGTGGTCCCGCTATAACTTTGGCAGCAGGAGAAGCATTGCTAGTTTCCTGTGGTAAAGTTAAAACCGCAAAGATCGCTGCTGCAACCAACGCTGCTACTATGGTAGTAACAGCAGAAGGTTTCTCAGGTGGTGGTCGCCATACATTCAGTGTTGGTGATTTTATCCAGACTGTTGATGGTGGAGACACAGATGGATTTACATCTGATTTTGAATCCGCAGCAGCATCTGGGAAGAAAGTTACCGCAGTCACTGGTTCTACTATTACAACAGACTATGACGCATCAGGAGCAGGATCTGCATACACTCTTAGTGCAGCAGACGCAACAGCAGGAACTGTGCCAGTCATACAACGAGTTGCAAAACTTGTCGCTGGTTCTAACGCAGTTATTGTTGAGCAAGTTCAAATTGTCGGAGGATAAATGCCCGCAGTCTCAAAGAAACAACAAAGGTTCTTCGGGATGGTTAGAGCGTTTCAAAAAGGGGATTCGACGCAAGCTCCCTCATCTGAGGTTGCCAGAGTTGCTTCCAGCATAAAAATGAAAGATGCAAAGAAGTTTGCATCAACTAAACATAAAGGATTACCAGAAAAGAAAGTGAAAAAAGAATCAGTAGAGCATGTAGGTAATTCTGATTTTAGATCATCAGCAGAGTTCATGAACACCTTTGCTAAATTAAAAAGACTTCGTAAGAAGAACGACAAAATCGGCACAGGTAATACAGGTCTACCACAAGGTGTCGCTCAAACTAACAGGAGAGGTAAAATGCAAGGTGTCGAAGAGGCAGCAATAGGTACAGCAGCAGGCGGTGGTGCTGTTACTGGAAGCACCTCATATACAGGACCTAACAAGGCAGACAGAAAAGTTATCAAGAAAATGGATAACAAAAAGTTTGCTGCTAAACTAGCAGATTACGAAAAGAACATGGATCCTAAAAAGCGTGAAGCACTTAAAGACAAAGCAACTAAGGGTATGAAATTTACACACGAAGGTACATCATATGGTCTCTACAAAGGTGATGGTAAACCTAAGATGCAGTTTGCAGCATTTGTAAAGAAAGTTAAACCACCAGAAACAAAGAAGAAATCAAAGTTAAAGAAAGAAGAGACAGAAGTATATTGGTCAAGTAAAGCATTAGATCAGTTAGATGAGTTAAGTGGTAAGACATTAGGTAACTATATTAAAAAGTCATCAACTGACTTAGCAACAAGATCCATTAAACATGGAATGAGTGGTGGAACAGAAAAAGGTGGAGATCCAGATAGTCCAAAGAATGTTGATAAAATTAACAAGAGACATGATGGTATCATGAAAGCATCGGACAAAATGAAGTCCAAGATAAAAGAAGATGTAGAAGAATTAGAGGAAACACCAAAGGGAGATATAGGAAAAGACAGAGCGACTAAGGTAAAAGATAGATCAGCACGCAGTTTTGGTGGATCAGATACTTACGGTGACAAGTATCACCGTCCTATTCGTCGGGAAATTCACAAAGCGAAGAGAGGTGTCAAGAAGGATAAAGGTCACGTCAATAGACCGAACAAACCAGTAAGTATGTATGATGATGATAGACAAGGTGGATCTCATTACCACAATCAAGGTCAAGGTTTAGGGGGTACAAAGAAACACGGTAAGTCTGACTACGATGAACCTTCAAGAAAGAAGATGAAGAAAGAAGAGGTAGAAGTATTAGATGAAAGACAAAAGGATAGTGACAACCAGAGATTAAGTCAGGAGCGTGGTCGTTCTAACTATGGTAAGGCATCTATTAGAAACGTAAGACACACAGGTGAGGGTGGTAATGCTGCTGATCCTGCTGAGAGACTTGTGTCAATGGATAAGAGACACAAAGCACACAAAGAGAAGCGTGGTGTGAAAACCCTATCAAAATATAAGAAGGTTGTAAAAGAAGAAGGATATGATCGTCTAAGAGACGATGGTAAAATCAAACCATTAGCAAAGAAAAGCGTTGCTACACCTGGTCAGGGCAACACATGGAAGCGTCCTGGCAATGCATTAGACAAGGTAAAAGCAAGCATTAGACAAAAATACGGAAAGGATGCTATAATGGGTGAGGCACTTAATCCTAAGTTGCAAGCAATGCAGGATAAGGTCAAAGCGAAGAACGCAAAGTTAGCAGCAAAAAATGCTGCTGATAGCAAAGCAAGAGCAGATTCTGCTGCTAAGTTCCAAGCACATAAGAAGAGTGAAATGGCAAAGGGCAAACGTCCTGACCAAGCACTTGACTCATGGCAAAAGAAGAAGATGCAGAAAGAGAATGTAATGTCATTCTCTGATTTCCTCAAAGAAGGAAATGATCGTGCTCGTATGATGTCAAAAGCAAAAAACCAGACTACTGGTAGTATTGCAGCAGACAGAGGTACAGACGAAAAAAAGAACCGAGAGAGTCGTAAGAGTCTCGAAAAGGATCTTAAAAAGAAAGGGATTGGTTATAAAAAATCAGTCGGTAGTTACAAGTATGATGATGGATCCACTGGTAGGGAAGTATCCTACCAAACAAGTCCTGGCAAGGGAATGTCTAAGCGTAGGTTTGGAAAACTTACACGTCGTTTAGGACGTAAGCATGGACAGGAATCAGTGATTACTAAGAAGGCAGGGAAACCCGCTAGATTACATGACACTGAATCTAAGAAACCTGGCAAGTCATACAACCTCGGCAAAGAAGTAAAGAAAGGTAAGAACCCCTCTGGTGAAGGTGAAACATCCGCAACCAAAGTAAGGGGCGGTAAACTACCTAAGAAAACTAAACCTAACTCAACTTATCACTATGGCAAAAAGAAATGACAATGGCGTTTATGAATGCCAATACTGTGGACTAACTGCACCGTTAGGTCACGCACGTCCAAGAACTTGGATGGAAAAACATGAAATGAATTGTGCTAAACGATCATGATTCTATCATTTAAAGAGTACTTACAAGAAGCATCCAACTGCCCTGACGGTAAAAAGTATTGCCCGAAGTGTCAGATGTGTGTTGAGAAAACTTGTGAGGAAAAGAAAATGATGAAGGAAGAAGCATGGCAGAGAAAGGAAGGTAAGAACAAATCTGGTGGTTTAAATGAGAAAGGGAGAAAGTCTTATGAAAGGGCAAATCCTGGTTCTGACTTAAAAGCACCAAGCAAGAAGAAAGGTAATAAGCGTAGAGCAAGTTTCTGTGCTAGAATGAAAGGCATGAAACGAAAACTTACATCAGCAAAAACTGCTCGTGACCCTGACTCTCGTATAAATAAATCACTACGAGCGTGGAACTGCTAATATGAATTACTCTTATCACGATGTGATGGAGGTGTACCGAGGAAAAGGTCACCCTCCGTCGGTTAGACACATCCCTAGAATTTTTACATGGTCAGTCGTACTTGCCTTTATGTTAGGTATGACACAGGTTGCATATGCTGATGTACCAGTATTGTATGTACAGGTTCCACAATGGACAGATGACTGGGCAGTTTGTGCAGTAGATATACCTGATGCTCAGTGTCATTGGTATGTACAGCAGGCAGATAATACATTTGGAGAAGGGTTTGACTGGGAAACCGCACCATGGTTTGATGCAAATGGTTTATATGACGTACCCAGTATGTCGGCATCAACACAATTAGAGAAGTTACAGAACCACGGATAAGTAAAATTACCTATATAATATAGGTAGTTTAATAAAGTTAAATGAAAGATTTACCAATCAGGTCATCATGTATTTTGTTTGGAACAGTTAGTGTTGCTCTTTTATTTTCACGTTATGCTTGGGTATGAAACAATTTAACACTTGGGTCTTAGACACCACAATATACATCTTGGATTTTCTTTACAGAGGTAGAGACTTCCAAAGATTCTGGGTATTAGAAGTTATTGCGAGAGCACCCTACTTCTCTTTTATATCTGTTCTTCATTTCCGTGAGTCATTAGGACTTAGAGGACCAGAACACATATACTTAATGAAGGAACACTTTTATCAGGCATTAAATGAGACAGAGCATCTTGAAGAAATGGAAAAGCGCGGTGGTGATGAACACTGGATTGACAGGTTTTTTGCAAAGCACCTTGTTCTTGTATATTATTGGATCATGGTTGGGTACTATCTTATTAATCCTCTTGCTGCTTATGATATTAATATGAAGATAGAGAAGCATGCATTCGAGACGTATATAAAATATTTGGCATATCATCCAGAAGATCAGAAGATAGCAGAGATAGCAGAAGACGAACTAAAACACGCACACGAATTACATCACGCAATGTCCATGATCTAATGGTTGTAGTTCATGCAGTAAACATTATGGTTCTCATACTTGTAATAAGTGTGACGATTCTTATTGCCTATATAATGAAGTATGCCTATGAGGAAATGAACGATGGGAGCAATGACACCCCCAAGCAGGAAGAGTTGTTACAACTTTCGAGTGACAGAGATAGTAAAGGTAGTTGATGGTGATACCATTGACGTAGTAATAGACTTAGGATTTGATATTTACAAACACGAACGTGTAAGAATAGCGGGTATCGATACTCCTGAGAAAAGAACGAGAGACCTTGAAGAGAAGAAATTAGGTATAGACGCAACTAACTGGATGAAAGGAACATTGGAGGACACGATTAATGGAGAACATGAACTCACTATACGAACTGAACTTAAAGGCGGGGTTGGTAAGTATGGTCGTCTCCTTGGTTGGTTATATGTGGGTGACGAGGAAAAGTCGCTCAATGAACAGATGATTGACGAAGGGTACGCATGGTGCTATGATGGTGGTACCAAACGTAAAGACTTTGAGTCTCTTAAAGAGATTCGTAGAAGTCAAGGAACGTTAATAGAATGATACCATCTATGAGAAAAACAATTCTTAACGCTCTTAAAGCACATGCTATGGGTGACATTAAAAAGCACCTAGCAAACATTGAAATATATTTGGAGAACCCTGCTGGCATTGGAGAACACTCTGATGTTATGGAGGCAATCCAAGTTGAACTAGATCAGGTGGCAAAATACCATGACCAACTCGAAGTCATCAAAAACTACATTGACAGGGAATCTAGTTCATGAAGTCTCTTCATTAATTAGACATAAGATATTAACTTTACCCGCACTTAAACCATTAGATAATCCACATCCCATTGTAGAAAATGAGGATGTGTTTATTATTAATGAAATGAATAGGTGTAAGGGTCTAAGAAAAGTACATTTAGAAACTGGATATACAAAGAACATTGAGGTCATGCACTGTGTGTTCTTTCCTAATCCAGAATACCCCTTACCTATATTTGGTGCTGATATAGTTGCAACACCGAAGATAATTACTGCTGCGATATGTGATATCTCTCCTGTGCATAATGCAAGTAGTATATACTATGGTTTAGATATAATTGCTAGTCAATATAAATTTAAAGAAAGAAGACAGTTACCAGAGTGGGCAGATATATTTTCAGACTATGTACAGTTCATGCGTATACGAGACGACAAAGAGAAAAATATGTTTGTCGAGTTAGTTAGTAGATACATAGACATCTACATTGAGCATGTATATGGTGCTGAGAAAGATAAGAACTGGATAAATACTATGAAGAGAATGGATGATCAAATCTGGTATTGTAAGCAACAAAGGCAGAACAAGAAAACCAAGGCAGTCCTTGGACAGTGGTTCGATCCTGAGTGGGCAGATGATTACATCAACAATACTCTATTTGATGTACCTAATAGAAATTGGCAATGGTGGATGAATGGCGACTGAACATCAGTATCTAGGTAACCCTAATTTAAAAAAAGCAAACGTTGCACAGAGTTTTACTCCTGCACAGGTGAAAGAGTTCGTCAAATGTTCTCAGGATCCTGTGTATTTTATTAGGAAGTACATTAAAATCGTTTCGCTGGATAAAGGTCTAGTGCCATTTAACTTGTATGACTTCCAAGAAGACATGGTAAACAAGTTTAATGATAATAGATTCAATATTGCTAAGTTACCTAGACAGTCTGGTAAGTCTACTGTTGTTACATCATACTTATTATGGTATGTGGTCTTTAATGATAATGTGAACGTAGCAATCCTTGCAAACAAGGCAGCGACTGCTAGGGAAATGCTACAACGTCTACAATTAAGTTATGAAAACCTCCCAAAATGGATGCAACAAGGAATCAACCAGTGGAACAGAGGTTCTCTGGAACTTGAAAACGGCAGTAAAATCATGGCTGCTTCTACTTCCGCTTCTGCTGTCAGGGGTATGTCATTTAATATTATATTTCTGGACGAATTCGCGTTCATTCCGAATCACATTGCTGACCAGTTTTTCAGTTCTGTGTATCCTACTATATCTTCTGGTAAATCAACAAAAGTTATTATCATATCTACACCACATGGTATGAACATGTTCTATAAACTCTGGCATGATGCCGAGAGAAAGAAGAACGAGTACGTTACTACTGAGGTACACTGGTCACAGGTGCCAGGTAGAGATGCAGTATGGAAAGAGCAGACCATAGCGAACACATCAGAGGAACAGTTCAGAGTTGAGTTTGAATGTGAGTTCCTGGGATCTGTTGATACTCTTATCTCCGCATCTAAGTTGAGGATGATGACATATGATGACCCTATACAGAAAAACAAAGGACTAGATGTATATGTAAAACCAGAGAAAGATCATCAGTATTGTATAACTGTTGACGTAGCAAGGGGTGTGACGAAAGATTATAGTGCGTTCTGTGTCGTAGACACGACAACAATACCATATAAGGTGGTAGCAAAGTATAGAAATAACACAATTAAACCACTACTATTTCCTAATACCATATATGATGTCGCGTGTGCGTACAACCATGCGTTTGTATTGGTGGAGGTAAATGATATTGGCGGGCAGATTGCGGACATGTTGCACTTTGACTTGGAGTATGACAATATCCTTATGGCATCTATGCGCGGACGTGCAGGACAGATAGTAGGACAAGGGTTCTCTGGTACTAAGGTACAACTAGGAGTCAAGATGAGTACAACTGTTAAGAAGACAGGGTGTTCTAATATGAAACAGTTGATAGAAGATGACAAGTTACTGATATCTGACTACGACATCATTGCAGAACTGACTACATTTATACAGAGAGGTCAGGCATGGGAAGCAGAAGAGGGTTGTAATGATGACCTTGCTATGTGTCTGGTTATGTTTTCATGGTTAGCAACATCAGATTACTTCCGTGAACTACATGACAATGACGTCAGAATGAGAATGTATCAGGAGCAGAAGGATCAGATCGAAGCAGACATGGCACCTTTTGGTTTTATTGACACAGGCATGGAGGAGGAAACCATCATTGACAATGAGGGTCAAGTATGGCATACTGATGAGTATGGCGATATGTCTTACATGTGGGATTACAGATGATTACTTTTCTTTTTGCTAGTGCTGGGTTTCTAAACCTTCTCTTCTATGTTTTTGCGATAGGGTTCGTGGTATCTTTGATACTAGAACAGATTGTTAGAGCAAAACCATTATCACCCTTTGACGAAATAAATGAAAGGAATCTCTATATAGTACAGACCAACCGTAAATACTGTTGGAGACAAGCATGGATAACAAATGCTTTCTGGTTCCTATGTAACATAGGTTTATATATTATATCTCGTAATATGCAAACACCCTCAGATACATTTTGGAACGGAATCTAATGGTAGTAAAAGTAGACAAGTCAGAAGAGTTTAAAAAGAGTGGCAAGAAACTCATATCAGAGTATCCTGCACAGAAGAATCCTACTGAACGGTTACACGATGATATAAGAGAATGGACCTCGAAGGAGACTTCCTAGAATTAGAACATCTTATCCTAAAACAACGTGTCTGTAAGACATGTGGGGTAGAGAAAGATCTATTGACTGACTATTATAAGACTAGAAAAGACAGAGGTGCTATGCCCTCTGCTTTTTCGTATGAATGCAAATCATGTACAAAAATAAGAATTAAGAAAAGACGTAAAAGTGTTGATATAACTACCTACTCCTACCCTGACTGGTGATGTTCACGTCTTGTTTCCCCACTGGAAACATACGTTTTTCTAAATATTAGTAGCATCCGAATTGAAATTTATCCGAGGAGTATACCCAGATGGCATCCACACAAATTTCCCCAGGTGTCGTTGTCCTAGAAAGAGATCTAACTAATACCGTAAACGCAACTGTTGATAACATTGCAGCGGTAGTTGGAACTTTTGAAAAAGGACCAGTAGATGAGGTTAGAGTAATCTCGTCCGAGAGACAACTGGTTGAAGAGTTTGGTAAACCAAACGACAGTAATTACGAGTATTGGTTCTCTGCTGCACAATTTATGTTGTACGGTGGATCAGTAAAAGTAGTTCGTGCAACAAGCACATCATTAAAGAATAGTATTGATACTACTACTGTAACCGATACAACATTCTCAGCAACAGACACTACACTAACAGTTGCAGAGGCAACAGACTTTGACACAGGGGATCTTTTAAAGATCGACTCAGAAATCGTCTCAATCACAGGAATCTCTGGATTGGACATCGCTGTGTCTCGTGGACAACTTAATACATCTGCGGTATCACACGCTGCATCTTCTCAGATCATGTTGATCGAGGCAGCAGGAACTACCACAACTATTAATGAGGGTGGTACCTTCTCTGATAGTGATACAACTCTAACTGTTACTAACGCATCTACATTAGGTGTACAGATCAACAGTTACATCAGAATCACTGATGAAATTATGCAAGTTACTGGTATCAGTACCAACGACTTGACTGTGACTCGTGCCCAACTCGGAACTGCTGCATCATCACACACTGACGGTGTTACTGTAACACTATTAACTGTTACTACTAACAAGACAACAATCAATGAGACAACCACAAGTGGTGTTACTCCTCCATTGATTAAGAACTTTGATGAGTACGAAGCAACAGTAGAGACTGCTTCTAATAACTGGAAGTGGGCAGGAAAAACACCTGGAACATACGGTAACAGCATTAGAGTCATAATGACTGACGCTGGTCCAGACCAAATCCTATACCTTGCAACTCCAACATCAGGTAACCCTGAGCATAAGTTAGAGGCAGGCAAGAAGGTTAACATTTCAGCAACTTCATCTTATTCACAGATTTATAGTTACGTCCTAGAAATTACCTTTGAACAGGGAGCATCCCTAGTAGGTGCTTTCGATGGTGGTAACTTCTTCACTGCTGTATCTGGTAACGTAACTGGTAATGTCGTATCATACGATCCAGTATCCAGAAAGGTTGAGATTACAGTTGATACAACATCATCTGATTACCTAGAAGTTGGAGACACAGTTACTGAACTATCAAATAGTGGCGGATCACCTGGTGCTGCAACTGGCGATAGCGGTAAGATTGCTGCAATTAACAGAAGACTATCTGTTATAATGGACAAGGGAGCAACAAACTTCATTGCTAACCAAGTCATTAAAGAAGGTTCAACATACGCTGCTGACGGTGTAACAACAGCAGGACGCGACGTAAACATTGTTTCTATCGCATCTGAGTACGCAACTCGTGTATATGGTAAGAACGCTAAGTGGTCATCTATCGCAGACAGACCTGGCACTTCCGCATACGCAGCAAGCAAGAACGGATTCCGTGACCTAATGCACATCCTTGTAATAGATGGAGACGGAGGAATCACTGGTACACCAGGAACAGTTCTTGAAAAGTTCCTCAATGTGTCTAAGGCATCTGATGCTAAGTCACCACAAGGATCAAACATCTACTATAAAGATGTAATCAAGACTTCCTCAGAGTATATCTGGTGGGGTTCACATGAACTATCACTTGTACAGGATCTTGATAGCACTGCTACTGGTGATATCGGAACAACTGCTGCAAACAGACAGTTCGATATCTTTAAGAACACCGCTGCTATCTCTGACATTGATGATCCTACTGGAACAACTACTGGTGCAGTACCAGTTATGTTCACTAAGGGAACTGCAACTATCAAATACTCCTTAAAAGGTGGAGTTGATGGTTACTCAGCAGAAAGAGACAAGTTGTTTGACGCATACGATTTATTCTCAGACCCTGAGACAGAAGAAATAGACTACATTGTAGGTGGTCCAGGCATGAGCAATGAGGCAGACTCACTTGCTAAGGCACAGAAGTTGATTGACGTTGCAAACATCCGTAAGGACTGCATCGCATTCATCTCACCTCCTAAGTACTCTGTTATCGGTGTACCTAACACAAACACAATCGTAGAAAATACAATCGAATTCTTCGATCAATTATCTTCTACATCATACGCAGTGTTTGATAACAACTACAAGTACATGTATGACAAGTATAACGACAAGTATCGTTATCTTCCATGTAACGCTGACGTTGCTGGTCTAACACTAAGCACCGCAATTAACTCAGAACCATGGTTCTCCCCTGCTGGATTCAACAGAGGACAACTATTAAATGCAGTTAAGTTAGCATACTCACCATTAAAAGATCATAGAGATCGTTTATATGGTTCAAGAATCAACCCTATCGTATCATTCCCTGGTGAAGGAAACATACTTTACGGAGATAAGACTGCACTAGCAGGAGCATCAGCATTTGACAGAATCAATGTTAGACGCTTATTCCTAGTAATTGAGAGGGCAATCTCTGTATCTGCTAAGAATCAACTCTTTGAAATCAACGACGAGTTTACTCGTAAGGGATTCAAAAACTTAGTTGATCCATACCTAAGAGGAGTTCAATCCGCAAGAGGTATTGTAGATTACCTAGTTGTTTGTGATACAAGCAACAACCCTCCCGAAGCACAGGACCGTGGTGAGTTCTTTGCTGAAATCTTTGTTAAACCAACAAGGTCGATTAACTTCATCACACTTACATTTACTGCAACCAGAACAGGGGCAACCTTTGCTGAGATAACACAGTAATTATTATTCACCACAAAAACAATAGGTAAAACTAATGGCAAAATTAAAGGTAATCCAGGACATTATCTCATTCCGTAATCGAGTTAGAGAAGTTGCCCGCCCTAATCAGTTCCAAGTTGAACTAACCTTTCCAGAAGGACTTACATCAACAGGATCTGAACTAACAGAATTTGGAACATTTCTTGTTAAGGGAGCAAACTTACCAGCATCTACTGTGGGTACAGTTGAACTTCCATACAGAGGAAGAGTCTTGAAGATTGCAGGAGACAGAACATTTGAACCATGGACTGTTACTGTTATCAACGATGAAGGATTCAAAATGAGAAATGCATTTGAACAATGGTCAAATAAGATCAGTTTACTTGCTGAGAACAGATCAGTTTATGCTGCACCAGTAAACTATCAAACAAGTGCTACTGTAAGACAGTTAGGAAGAACAGGTGGAGACATCAAATCATATAAATTTGAAGGAATCTATCCTGTAAATATCTCTGCTATTGACTTAGCATGGGATAGCAATGATGCTGCTGAGGAGTACACAGTTGAGTTTGCAGTCCAGTACTGGGAACCAATCATCAACGATACTGATGTAGCAAATGCTAAGGAAGACACAGACAACGTATAATGACGTTTTCAAACGTGTCTAAATAATAATGAAGTAATTAAAGTAAGATCCGATAATGTCAAATTTATTTGGTTATTCTCTTGATCGCAAAAAGAAGGGGCAAGCGACTACCCCTTCTTTCGTGCGTAAAGAATCTGATGACGCAGCGCAACCGATAGTAGCGGGTGGGTATTTCGGACAGTACGTTGAAATGGGCGACGCTGCTAATAAGGCAAGCGAAGCAGATTTGATTGGTCGTTATAGAGAAATGTCTCTACACCCAGAGGCAGATGCAGCGATCAATGATGTTGTTAATGAAGCGATAGCAGGGGACTTGAACGATCATCCAGTAGATATTGATCTTCAAAACCTCCGTGGATCAGCAAACTTAAAATCAAGAATCAAGGAAGAGTTTGATAACGTCCTTGTTCTTTTAGATTTCGACAGAAAAGCATACGATATATTCAGACGTTGGTACATAGATGGTAGATTATTCTATCATAAGATGATCGATACTAAGAATCCTAAGAATGGTATTACGGAACTTAGATACATTGATCCTAGAAAGATTAAGAAAGTTGTAGAGTTTGATAAACCAAAAGATAGATTACAACCCATAGATCCACAGACCGCTTCTATTGTTCCGCGTTCTGTTGAGTATTACATATACTCACCCAAAGGTCTGAAAGGATATGAGAACAATGGAATCAAGATTGCACCTGATGCAATAACGTATTGTCACTCAGGTCAGTTAGATATGCAGAGAAATTATGTTCTCTCTCATCTACATAAAGCAATCAAGGCACTCAATCAACTTAGGATGATTGAGGATAGTTTGGTTATATATAGATTGTCTCGCGCTCCCGAGCGTAGGATATTCTATATTGACGTGGGTAATTTACCTAAGCAAAAAGCAGAACAATACCTCCGTGAGGTGATGTCCCGCTATCGTAACAAACTTGTTTACAACGCTGATACAGGAGAAATAAGAGATGACAAGAAATTCATGTCAATGCTCGAAGACTTCTGGTTACCACGAAGAGAAGGGGGAAGAGGCACGGAAATCTCTACTCTCCCAGGTGGACAAAATCTTGGAGAACTTGAAGACGTCAAGTACTTCCAGAAGAAACTCTACCGATCACTCAACGTACCCGAGTCACGCTTAGAATCTGATAACTCATTCAACATTGGTAGATCCGCTGAGATCACTCGTGATGAAGTGAAGTTTCAGAAGTTTGTCACCAGACTTCGTAAGAAGTTCAGTGATTTATTTAATGATCTCCTTAAAACTCAATGCGTTCTTAAAGGTGTTTGCACCTTAGAAGAGTGGGATGAGATTAAGGAACACGTTCAGTACAACTTTATTGCGGATAACTACTTCTCTGAAATGAAAGAGAAGGAAGTTATGAATGAACGTCTCGCTATGTTGCAACAAATGGATCCTTATGCGGGGAAATATTTCTCTGTTGAGTACCTAAGACGCAACATTTTACGTCAGACTGACAACGAAATGAAGGAATTGGATGAACAAATGGCAGCAGAAATTGCCGATGGGTTAGTTGTTTCTCCTGTTGAGATGCAACAAATGGAAAAAGCGCAGATGGAAATGTCTATGCAACCACCAGAACCACCTCCCGAGGAACCCAGTTTGTCTGAAAAGGACTATAAAAAGGGAGAAATCTAAATAGTATACATACACACATAAATTATGCCTTCTCAATCTGCTAATGACATCGTGAATGCGCTATTTGCTGGACAGAAAGATCTGTCTGATTATGTAGATACGCAAATGAAATCTCTTGCCATGGACTCTATCGAGGATATGAAAAAAGAGGTTGGGAAAACAATGTTTGCTCCACAGGAAGATGGACCAGAATCCACAGAGCAACCTGTTGATGCAATTCCACCTGATCAAACCGAGGAACCCACAGATGAAACTGATAACGGAACAAATTGATGATGCCCAGGTTGTAATAACTGAGGGTAAGAACGGTAAGAAACAGACCTTTATTGAGGGAGTTTTCTTGCAAGGAGAGATAACAAACCGCAACGGTAGACGTTATCCAATACAAACTCTTGCAAGAGAAGCAGCAACATACAACGAAAAGTTTGTAAAAACTGGTCGTGCACTAGGTGAATTGGGTCATCCCGAAGGTCCAACCATCAATTTAGATCGTGCATCTCACATTATTACTTCTCTAAAACAGGAAGGTAATAACTTTGTGGGTAAGGCAAGACTATTAGAGACCCCAATGGGTAAGATTGCTAAACAACTTCTTGATGAAGGTGTTAAATTAGGAGTCTCATCACGCGGACTAGGGTCTATCAAAGAAGAAAACGGTATCAAAGTTGTAGGAGAGGACTTTGTTCTTGCTACTGCTGCTGATATTGTTGCTGATCCGTCAGCACCTGATGCTTTTGTTAATGGCATCATGGAAGGTAAAGAGTGGGTACTTGCTGGTGGCGCAATAGCAGAGCAAGATATCGATGCAATTAAGAAGAGAATTGACAATGCTGCGCTATCGCAGATTGAAGAAAGGAAGATTTCCGCATTCAATTCATTCTTAAATTCTTTATAACTATAAATAATAATTAGCAACTATCAACACAGTTAGAAAAAACGGAGACCGTAATGTCTGAAAAACTTGAAACAACTCTGGATGAGCAAGGTGTAGTAACCAAAAATGCTAAACCTGGCGATCCTATGCCTAAATCTGAGACTGGTACTCCTGGTCAAGGTATACAAGATTTAGGAGGACCAACACCTTTTAACTCTAAACCAGATGATGAATCTAACAAGATGAAGACAGGTGGCGGACCAACAGCAACACCTCCTCAAACAAAACCATCTGATGCATCTGCACAGAAGGCAGAGTTTAGCACAAAGGGTGATGTACATGCTTCTCACAAACCAGAAGGTGAGGAGATAACAGAAGAAGAGACAACTGAGGAAGAGACAATCCAAGTTGACCTATCCGCTGATGTTGCTGCACTAACTGAGGGTGAAGATCTAAGCGAAGAGTTCAAAGCGAAAGCAGCGACCATCTTTGAAGCAGCAGTGATCTCACGCTTAAACGAAGAACTAGGACGTATGCATGATGACTATGCAAAAGTCTTAGAAGAAGAAATTGAGTCTGTTAAGACCGAATTGGCAGAGAAGGTAGATGAGTACCTGTCATTCGCAACTAACAAATGGGCAAAAGACAACGCTCTTGCTATTGAGCACGGTATCAAAACCGAAATGGCAGAGTCAGTCCTTGCAGGACTCAAACAGGTTTTCTCCGAGAACTTCATCGATGTTCCCGAAGAGAAAGTTGATCTAGTCGACGAAATGACTGGACAACTCGATACTATGGAGAAGAAACTCAATTCACAAATCGAAGAGAACGTCACTCTTACAAAAGAGATAGGCGGATATATCAAGAATGGGATAGTGACCGAACTATCTGATGGTCTTAGCGTTGCTCAGAAAGAGAAATTCGCTAGTCTAACAGATGCAGTTGAGTTTGAAAATGAAGAATCCTTCCGCGAGAAGGTCAAGACAATACGCGAATCATACTTCAACAATGGCAAACCAGAAGCGACAACAGTCACAGAGGATGTCGAAGTTGATGCATCTACTCAGGTAGAAGGCACTATGGGCGCATACGTCAACGCACTTTCCCGCTGGGCAAAGTGATTAAATTACAATCAACCCTAATTTTTTAAAGCAAAATGTTCAACTCAGAACACTTGCAAGAAAAGTGGGCACCTATTCTAGAACATTCCGAGTTAGATAATATCTCTGATAAGTACAGAAAGGCAGTTACTTCAATCTTGCTTGAAAACCAAGAATCATTCCTCAAAGAGGAAGCAGGCATTCTTAACGAAGCTGCTCCTACAATGAGTGCTGGTACTGCTGGTTTCAGTGGTAGTTCAACCGCTACTGGACCTGTTGCTGGTTTCGACCCTGTGTTGATTTCATTAATAAGAAGATCAATGCCTAAGCTAATCGCTTATGACATTGCTGGTGTACAACCTATGACTGGTCCTACTGGTCTAATCTTCGCAATGAGATCTCGCTACGGAACTAACAGAACCGCTGGTACAGAAGCATTCTTTAACGAAGCAGACACAGAGTTCTCAGCAGAGAACGCAGCATCAGACTTAGGTAGAACAGCACAGTCTGGATCTAACCCAGGTCTACTTAACGACAGTGGTACATACAACACATCAGATGGTATGCCAACCGCTGAGGCAGAAGCATTAGGAGACGCTTCTGGAAACCAGTTCGCAGAAATGAACTTCTCCATCGAGAAAGTTACTGTTACTGCGAAGTCCAGAGCACTCAAAGCAGAGTACAGTTTAGAACTTGCACAGGACTTGAAAGCAGTTCACGGACTAGACGCTGAATCTGAATTGGCAAACATCTTGTCAACTGAGGTTCTTGCAGAAATCAACCGTGAAGTTGTTAGAACTGTGTATAAGGTTGCTAGACCTGGTGCTCAGAATAACACCGCAACTGCTGGTATATTTGACCTAGACGTTGACTCCAACGGTAGATGGTCAGTTGAGAAGTTCAAGGGACTTCTATTCCAGATCGAAAGAGACATGAACGCAATCGGGCATGAAACTCGTCGTGGAAAGGGGAACATTCTAATATGTTCTGCTGACGTAGCATCAGCACTTTCTATGGCAGGCGTCCTAGATTACACTCCTGCTCTTGCTGGCAACTCAAACTTACTTCCTGATGACAATAGTTCTACACTTGCTGGAACATTAAACGGAAGAATCAAAGTTTATGTTGACCCATATTCTGCAAACGTAAGTGACAGACACTTCTACGTTGCTGGATACAAAGGTAGTTCTGCATA